CCAGCAGGATCGCATCCTCAGCCGCCCAGCACAGCCGCGGCGGTGGGGTGACACCACGGCCCTGTGCCTCCAGATCGGCCAGCCATGGGCCGTCCAGCACGAACCCCGGCAGCAGGTTGCGCTCCAGCAGCTCCAGCAGGGCGGCGCCGGCCTCGCTGGGGGGGCGCGGCTTCTCGGCCACGTCTGCCCAGAAGCAGAACTCCCGCAGGCTGTAGGGCTCGGGCCGGGCCTCGCGGTTGCGGTTGGCCTCGGCGAGGATCAGGGCAACTTGGGCAATGCCCTTCTCTTCCCTGTGGAGCCGGTCCCGTTCGGCGCGGTGCCCTTCCTGGAGCGCCTGGAGGACGTAGCCGCCGGGGAGCTTCCCAAAGCGCTCACGGGAGAACTCGGGGGCTCCGGGCCAGAGCCTGCGGCAATCCCAGAAAGCCCGGGCCCAGTCGGGTCGGTCGCAGTCAAGTTGCTGACCTCCTGCAACTTTCCCAATGCTTCCTCCAGCGCTCGCATCTGCGCCGCGGGATCCTGTTGCTGCCCGGCGCCGGCCAGCTCCTCTTCCTGCTCAAAGGCGTAGAGGGTGCTCAGCAGGGGGGCCGGGAGGCGAAGGGTCTGCTCATCGGTCCAGGCCGGCTTGATCCGGTTCAGGATCACGGACACGGACCGAATCACGACACGGTTGGTGATGGCCCTGGCTTGCTCCAAGAAGGGGCCGATGATCCTGGCGTGGAGCACCTGCACAGCCTGCTCCTCGGGGCTCAGGCGGCCGATGCTGGCGCCCTGCTCTTGGGCCAGCAGGCGGGTGAGCAGGCCGTAGCAGCGGTGGGCGGTGAACTCCTCGGACTGCACCGCCTGGCAAAGCTCCACAGCAGCAGCGGTGATCAGGCGGTAGAGGGCGTTCTGCGGATCGATCGCCCGGATCCCCTGCAGCTCGGTCACGGTGAGGTAGCCCAGCCGGGGGAGCACTAGCTCACCGCCGTTCCAGGCGATCGTTTCGGTGGTGTGCTCGGGGGCCTCGGGCAGGGTCTCCCACGGCAGAAGGTCAAAGCTCATTTGAGGTTGCGCCAGGCTTGGATGAATGATGCCCGAAATTGCTCGCGGTAGTCATAGGGCTCAATGCCGGGAATCCTGATGGTCCCCAGAACCGCCGATGTCCAGGGCCTGGCGGGCAGGTTGACGAGGGGCCGGGTCTTGTCGCCCCATGGGTGGATGTCGGCGCCGTAGTGCACCGCTGTGGCATAGCCCACGGCCCACCGGAAGGTGCAGAGGTTGCCCGAGACCTCAAAGCTGTTGGAAGCCCGCAGGGTGCCTAGGTCCACGATGTTGCGGGGGCTGGTGACTGCGATCCCCTTGGTGCGGCTGCCGTCGCGCCGGTAGGTGCCGCCGCGGTAGGTGGTGCGGGGCCAGTCCCACGCCTTGGTGCCCAGGGCATCCTGAAAGGCGCTGTTCAGCTCTGGGAACACGATTCGCGCCGCTGCTTCAGAGGCTCGCTGCGCACGGGTCAGGGTGGCCGGGTTGACGCGCACCGTTGCCCTGGTGGCCAGCCTCATCGCCCTGCCGCAAAGGTACCGGTGAACTCGTCGCCGGCGGCGGCCCGCACGATCGCATCAATCCCGCCGGTGCCCGAGAGGGTGGCGATCGTGACCCAGCCGCGCTCCCCCTCGGTCGTGGTCGGCAGGGCGGCCAGGTTGCCCATGAAGGCCTCCAGCTTCTCGCCGCGGGGTAGGCCCGTGGGCCTGAGGCCGGTATCAGTCCAGCTCCAGGCGGTCCCGGCGTCCAACCACGAGGCACCCGAGGGCACCACCGCCCAGCGGGTCAGGTTGCCCTCAATGCTGCCCGAGCCGATGGAGCGCCCGCCGCTCTCCTGCTCCCCTCCAGGGCCCGACACCTCCGCGAAGGCTTCAATCACCACCAGATCAGTGGCCCGCTGCAGCCCCTCCCGCAGGCTGGTCGCGGCAGCCGTGGGGCGCCGCCAGAGGAGGCGGAGGCTGGCATAGGGGGCGTAGGGGGTGGGCATGAGTTAGCGGCGGCCTCTCGCGGCGTAGTCACGCGCAATGCGAGCATTCAGCCCTGCGGTGGTCCGTGAATTGAGCCGTTGCTCCTGTCTTTTCAACTCGGCCTTGGATGGTGGCTTTTGCATGTCAAAGGCCCGTTGCCTTGCCGCCTTTGCCGCACGCACGGCCCTGGCCTCGATCTGACGATCCCTGACGCCTGTGCGGGCGGCCCGAGACATGCGACGACCCACCGACTCAATTCGTGTTGCCTGCGTCAGTAAGTCGTCTGCTGTTTTCGGTTTCTTGGATGACTTGGACCGCTGAATCTGAACAGGGGTCTCGCCGCGCTGGGCTCTTGGGCTGATAATCCAGCCCTCTTGGCTTCCTTGAGTGTGCCTTTGCGCAGTGAAGTTACCTCCGCTAACTTCTGACTTAAATGCGCCTAGCCCTAGCTTATTTCGCTTTGCAGGGGTTAAGGATGAACCGGGGATAAAGTATCCGGTCTGTCCTCTCCCGCGATCAAATGGAACCGCTCCCCGAAGACGGCTCAAGGAAGACCACTCTTTGCCGTTGATCTTTGGCGCTGACGGTGACTTGGTCTTGGCGGGCTTGGCCGCCTCGGCACTGGGCTTTCGGCGCTTCACCTTGCCGCCGCTAGGGGGTGTCCACTTGCCCATCCATACCTCTCCTTTCCCGATCACGCGCTCTTTTTTGATCCAGCGATCTGGCTTCAACCCCTTCGGCTTCACCACCGTCCCCGCCGGCCGTGCGGCCTCCATCCGGGGCCCGGCGCCCTTGGGGCTGGGCTTGCGAGCGACGGCCATTTTCTCGCCCCCAAGGCCCACGAGGATCCGGTAGGCGCGGGCGGCGGTCTGGAGGGTCTTCTGCGCCTTGTCGGCGGCGGCTTGATTCTTAGGCGAGCGCCGCCGGTTGAGGCGCTGCTGCGCCTCTAGGGCCGCCTTCTGGGCCCGGTTGTAGTTGGTGGTTGCCCTGGCGGCCCGTGCGCCGGAGGCGGCTGCCTTGGCCTTTCTGGCGGCGATGGCGCCGGGCTTGAGGTTGCGGGGTTTGGCGAGGGTGCCGGAGGGGCGGGCTGCCTTCGCACGCCTGGCAGGAGGCGCCGGGACCGTGCCGGTCAGAACCTGCTGGGAGGTGGCCGGCTTCAGGCCACGACGAGCGCCCCGCTCCCGTTGGATGCGGCGACTGAGGGCCCGCCGGTTGTCCTTGAGGCCTTGCTTTGCCTCGGCTGCGTTGGCGCTTCCTGGCTTGGCGCTGCTGAGCCGTCGCCGGGCCCCTCTCACCGCGCCCACGTACTCGCTGATCTTGCCGCGGTCAGGCGCCGGCCCTGGCCGCATTGCCGGGCGGTTGGGGCGGATCACCCGCACTGATGACCTGGGCGCCACCACCGGCTTGGCCGCAACCTTCCGCCCTCCCCGGATCACCCCTGCCGGCCCCTTGCCAGCCATCCGCACCGTGGAGGCCGCTCGCACCTTCCCGAGCCGGTTTGCGCCCCTGGTGACCGCTCCCTTCTGCGCTCGCAGGCTGAGCGATCCCTGCAAACTGCGATCAGCCGGGTTCTTGCCAGCGAGCTTGGCGCGGCTGCGGCGAAGGCTCCCACGGGCCCCGAGGGTGCCGCCGGTGACCTTGGGCAGGGCCTTGCGCATCGCCGCCCGCCTGGTGGCCGGCGTGCTGCGCTTGGGCGGTCCGCCGCCGGGAGTCGAGGCAAAGCGCCCGCTGTTGTCGCGCACGTAGCTGGTGCGTCTGCCTCTGCCGCCGCGGGCCATGGGATCGGGGTCTACTGCCTCAGTTTTCCCGTGGCCCTGGGGCTGCCGTGCTCAGCGCTTGCGCCTGCCCTTGCCGCCGAGGCGCTTGCGCATGGCCGTCACAGCCTGATCAACCTTGGCGCGTGCCATCTGGCCAGCCACATAGCTGCGAGCGCCAGCGGCAGCCACGGCACGCACAGCGGCCGGCGCACCCTTGCGCTTCGTGAGCTTGCCGCCGCGGGCCGGGGGCAGCATCAGGCGGGCCTTCGCGGGCGGCAGGAGCTTCGGGCCGGTGGGTGGGGCCTGCTTGCGGCCTTTGCCGGGGCGGATCATGCCGCTGCGTGGGGCCATGGCCATCCGCCTCCGGTTGGATTGTTTGACGGCCTTCAGGTTGTTGGTGGCCTTGGTCGCTGCAGACCGCTGCTGCGAGCTGGCGCCAGGGGTCAGCTTGGCTTTCGCGGCGCGGAGCCTGCTGCGCATGGTCAGGGTGCCGCCGAGAGCCTTGGGCTTCGGCTTGGCGGTGCGGCGGCTGACTGGGGTGCCGCGCTTGGAGGGGCCGCCTCCACCCGAGGACGAAAACCGCCCGGAGGCGTCCCTTGTGTAGTTGCGTCCTTTGCCTCCGCTGCGTGCCATGGGGAATCCCTGTCTGTTGGCAGTTTTCCCGCTCAGCTCCGCAGCAGCATCCCTGCGCCCATCGCCGCCTGCGGTGCGATCCGGGGCACATTCAGGGCGCTGGCAATCCGGCCGATCAGGAGCTGGATCCGCTCATCCCGCTGCCCCTGCGCCGAGGCCCTGGCGCCACTGCCGAACTTGTAGTGGGCCTTCATCAGGGAGGTGTCCCAGCTCAGCTTGCCCACCTGGCTTTGCTGCTGGTCTCGCGTGGGCGTGGTGCCTGGGATCGGCCCCTCGTACTCCTCGGCGTTCCCAAGGTGCGCGGTGCCCGCGTCAATCTCATCGGCCTGGGTCTCCTCCAGGTTCACGATTTCATCGAGCCATCCCTGGACCTGGCCCACGGTGGAAGGGCTCAGGGTTGCGACCGAGTTCATCTGCTGCGTCAGCTCCACCAGGCTGCCCTCAGTGGCGGGCCAGCCGATGTAGGTGCGGATCAGGTCGCGATCGTTGCGGGCGCTGGTGGCCGTGGGGCGCCACAGGGGATCAGGGGCAAGCATCGGCACAGATCAGGCTGCCAGCAGTTTTCCCGCAGCAGGGTTCTCCAGGGCCGGATCCTCCAGGCCCACGCGGGCGCCGTGCAGGGTGCCCAGCCAGAACCGGCCGGCGGGATCGAGGTTGTTGCTCAGTAGCCGCAGGATTTGCTCTCCCTCGTGGTCATCGGTGAGAGCCGTGAGCATGCGCAGGCCCTGCCGTGCCGCCGGGGCATTGCGGCCGAGGACGGCAACGCTGAGGCCCTGGAATAGGCGGAGCGTGGGGCTTCGGGTGGGCATGCCGATAATTAAACCGCTGCCTCAGTTTTCCCGCTACTGAGGGGGCGCCGGTCGGATCACCATCGGCCCTCTAATACCGCCCGGTTGCGCGTCCGCGTGTAGTGGGCCAACGACCGTTCCTGATCCGATTGCCCAGCGTCAAGCTGCCGCACACGATCACGGAGTAACCGGCGGCCTTCCAATAACTGCCGAGCCACACACCATCTTTCATAAGGGTTACTACGCTTAAGATTCAACGCTCGCGTGGCAAACTGAAAACCGCAAGACGGCCCTGACAGCGGGTCAAGTCGCATTTGCCATATCACTTCACCATCGCGGGATAACTTGCAAACGGAAAACCGTGATTTTGCTGTCATTGATCATTCTCTGTTGATGGGTTGGTTGGCGCCTGCTTGGCTCTGAACCGGGCGACCCGCGCCGCTCGATCAGCCCTGCCTTCAACGGTGAAGCACTCCCAGCAGCGGGAGCACAGCAGGCCATGGGCGCCGGTGTGGGTCGTGGTGCAGCCGGGGGTGCTGCAGGCCAGCCTCACTGCAGGGGGCAGCCGCTTAGCCTTGCGCCCTCGCCAGCGGCGTTGGCGTTCGGCGTTGGTGGGGTCAGGCATCGGCGGGCTCCTCCGGCAGGAGCTGCACCAGCTTCCACCAGAGGCGGGAGGACTGAGCCTCCCAGCACACCTGGCAAACGGTGCCAGTGGTGGCAGATGGCCATCGTTCGGCGGGGCTGGGGATCAGCTCGGAGCAGGCGGAGCAGGAGGGGATGGCGGTGGGGTTAGGCATGGGCCCCTTGATCAATTCGATCTGCATCCTCTTTGCTTAGTCCGTAGCCAATCGCTTCCTGTGGGGTGCGTCTTAAGACTGATAGCGCCGGGGGCATGGGGTCGGGCACGTTCCGGCAATTCCAGAACCACCAACAATCTCCAATGCTCTGTGGTGTTGCGTGGTCGCAAGTAATTCCCAGGTTCTTCATATAAGTCTGCGGATGGCAGTCAACTTCATAAAGGTCGAGCGTGAGATTTGTTGTCTGGGTAGCACTTGCCATGGTGTTGAGGGCTGGGGAATGGGTTGCCGGTCAGGCATGAGTCAGGAAACCGAATAGCCGATGTAGCCATGGCCAACTGTGATACTGGCGTCAACCTTGACGCGCAAGGCGCGGCAGCGGCAGGCTTGCCAGAGCGGCTTCAGTTCGCTGCGCTGCTGTGATGCGAACCACGACAAGTGCATGTCGAGCGCTTCTGCTGGCCCCAGGTCTTCAAGATCCAAGCTGATGCCGTGGCGATCGGCAAAGCGCAGGGCGGAGGCGTCAAGGCGTTCTTGGTCTTCGGTGGTGAATCGACGGATGACGGACAGAGACATTGGAGGAGATGCAGTGGGGTGAGTTGCCGGATGGGCTCCCGGCGGGCCGTGGGGGTCAGGCGTAGTAATTGATGTGGTCTTGGCGTTGGATCTCTTCGCGGGGGCCGTAATGCCCCCATCCACACGGAGTCACAACAAATCCTTGTCGGCCAAATCCGGCTACTTTCCCGTTTTTATCCCGAAGAACGTGGAACTTATTCAAGCAAAGGCGGAGCCTGCCGCTGATTGAAGCGGGGAGATCTGTGCCTGTGTATTGCGCTGCTGAGCGGCGCAAGACAGCCATTTCTTCAGGCGTGTAAGAAGAGACGATGATGGCCATGGAACCGAATGGGTGAGATGGGGATTGGTTGCCGGGCAGGCCCCGGCGGGCCGTGGGGGGGGTCAGGATGCAGCCTGCCAACAGGTAGGGCTCCAGATCGGATCCGGCTGGGTCGCCCCAGTGCGCTGCTTCCAGGCGTTGAAGGCGGTCAGCTCGGGCAGGTTGGGGCAGGTGGCGGGGCAGGTCGTCTCACCGCAGTAGAGGGAGCGGCAAGGGATCGGGAAGAAGCGTGTTTCGGGCATGGTTGTTTCGCTGGTTGAGAGGTGCGGAGAGGGCCGATCCCTCCCCTGAAACCTCACAGTAACGCAACCGTTACCCCTCGCCCGTGTCTGGATAGGCCACTTCACAAGCTGTAACGCAGGCGTTACCTCGGGAAGGCGCCAGGGCGGGGGCAATGCCTCAGAACCGGAACGCGGCCACGTCCTTGCCGCCGTTCGCCTTGATCGCCTGATTGAGCTGCCGCTTCCAGGCCTTGGTGCCACGGAGCGGGCCGGGCTTGGATTGAGGTCGGCGGATGCTGCCGCCGCCCAGGCGTTCGCCAATGGTGCGGAAGCGGCCAGCGCCGACACGCTCAACCCGGCCCGACAGGCTGAGCTGCGGGATCCTTGGGCGGCTGATCACGGTGCGGGGGGCGGAGTCGGCGAACATGCTCACGTCCCGGCTGCGCCCCGCGATCCGCGCCCGCTGGTTCGCGGCGGTGGTTTGATTGAAGCCCCGTTTTGCGGCGGTCGCCTTTCCGAGGGCGTTGGTGCGTGCCCGCTGCGCCCTGATGGCCTGCGCCCTGGTCCGGTAGACGGTGCGGCCGGTCGGGAGTTTCGCAGGCTGCGGCGGCTTCGGAGCAGGCTTGCGGAGCCTCGCCGAGCCCCCTGCCCGTTTGGCGCGGATCTTGTCAATTCGGCCCTTAGGGTAAATGCTTCCCGCTAAACGACCGTTTTTCATCACGATGTACGGCATTGATTGCATAAGCGCCGCGCCGCTAGACAGGTTTTTATTGCTTCTGCGGCCCGGTCGAAGCTGTGGCACTTTGACCCGTTTTCCTACTGCGCTTGCGCTTTGCAGTCTGGGCGCCTCACTGACACTTGAGACGTTGGCAAGTCGCTTAATCAACGACTGCTTTCTTTGCATTAACCGCTTATTCCTGTCAAGCCTTGCTTGCGCTTTTGCTTGCTCCTTAAAACCCATGCTATTTGTGTTGTAAGCAAGGTTATGGCTGTCTCTTGAGATGCTTTGGCCGAGCCTGTAAGTAGACTCGCGAAGCATGTCGTAGCGCTTGCGATCTGCCGTAGCGACTTTGCCCTTTTGTCCAGTGCCCTTGGAAAGCTGCTGGAAATACGCCGATCTCAAGTCTGCGGCACGTTTTTTGGAGGTTTGCCGCTGCCCGTCCCTCCTGCGCGAAGCTGCTGCTGCTGCTTGCAATTCTGGGCCCTGAAGCGCTGCCTCTCGTTTTTTCTTTGCCTTGATTCCTTGCGCGTCAAGTCTCATTTCTACGGCTGTTCTGTAAGCCGAGTTGAACTGCTCTTTGCGTTGCCCTGCAATCCTTTCTGCTCGCAAGTAGGCGCCGGCCAGTCGTGCCTCCCTGGATTGTGCCCGCCCTGCCCCTCGTGCTGGTCTGGTTGACCTAACCACCCCGCCCCGAACCTTCCCGCCCTTGCCCACGGTCCCCGCCATAGGCGCCCGCTTCATCCGATCCAGCACGGCCCCCCGCTGGTTCCCGGCGGCGGTCCTGAGGCGACCACCCCTCGCTGTGGCGCCGTTCTTGCCCACGCCGGTGATCTTGCCGCTGTTGTCCCTGGTGATCCGGTTCGTGCCTCGCTGCGCTCGCCTGGCGGCGGGCTTGGCCTTGGCGGTGGTGGTGCCAGTCGAGGCAAAGCGGCCCCGGCCATCACGGACATAGGTGCGGCGGGCGGATCTTCGGGCCATGGCGCTGACGGTGCTATCCCAGTTTTCCCGTCAGGGCTTGGATCTTCTGAGGCGGCTGCGGCGGCGGTCGGCGAGAGGCCCATGGCCTCGCGGTAGGCACGCATCACCTGGAAGTCGTAGCGGCGGCCGGTTTTGAGGCCGGCGTAGGTTTCGGCGATAAACTCGGCGGGGTTGGTAGTGGCGTAGCGGCTGACGCGGCGGGCAATGGCTTTGGTTTCTTGCTTTGTGCCGCTATAGGCGGTGCCCCAGTTACGAGCATAACCGGGTAGGGAAAGACGCTTATCCCTGGAATGCCCGATCTCGTGGTACAAAGTACCAACTGGAGAAGATGTAGACAGGAAACCAGTTGCACGATTCCTTGTGTTGCTTAAACGTGGGTTTCGCCAATAGTTATTGGACTGGTTTAACTGTAATTCGCCTTGCGTCATTGCCCTTGACTGGCTTCCATCTTTGTTGTAGCGAACGACGGGAGTGGACGGGATAAACCGTGCGATTGCCTGTCCTCTCAGCTTTGCGCCTTCGCTATAAAGTTGCCCCTTAAAACCCTTGCTATCCAGCCAAGACAAGGCGATGGAAAGATTTTGCTTTTTGGTCTTATCTTTTGTCCCAAACGGGTTCTCCCCTTTCCTCGGCCTTGCCATAGTCCCCACCGGCCGCGCCACCGCGTTCATCAACTCCCCAGGCCTGAGGCGGCTGGTGGCGGGGCCCCGAGGGGTGGCGGGCTTGGTGGGCTTGGCCTTGGCCTTGGCCGTGAGGGTGCCGGGCTTGAGGCCCTTGGGCTTGGCGATGGTGCCGCCCATGCGGGCCAGCCTTGCCGTCTGCGTTGCCCGCTGATTCCCCGCTGCAGTGCGGAGCCTCCCCCCTCGTGCGGTCGCCCCGTTCTTGCCGACCCCAACGATCCGGCCGGAGTTGTCGCGGGTGAGGCGGTTCGTCCCCCTGGTGGCCGCCTTCTTGGGGGCGGGGCGGGATCGAGCGGTGCCGGTGCTGGCGAAGCGCCCCCGGTTGTCCCTGGCGTAAGTCCGCCTGCCCTTGCTGCCGCCTGCCACTGGAACCGCTGCTACTGCAGCAGTTTTCCCGTAGCCGGGATCCCAGCAACGGGACGGGCGAGACGCCTTAGGCCACCGGCACCGGCGCCCGTTCAATGTCGGGATACTGCCGGCGCTCGCTGGGGGAGGGCTTGCGCACGGCCTCCTCCAGTACCTGGCTGGCACGGGCGAAGGGCCAGCCCTTGGAGGCGGCGAACTCCTGCGCCACGGCCTCGCGGGAGCGCTCCCAGTAATCCTCCCGCAGCAGGGTGGCCCTGAGGGCGGGATCGGCCTCTTCCACGGCTTCGGTGGCCACGGGGGAGAGGCTGCATCGGCAGCGAGGATGCCCCGGCGCCACGATCTCATCAAGCCGGTAGATCCGGCCATGGCGCGAGGCGCAAACGGCGCACGTCCGCTCGTCCTTGGTGGCGATCCACCGGGCATAGCCGAACCCGTTGCGGGCGGCTGCTGCCTTCTGGGCCCCCACATAGGCGTTGGCCAGCTCACTGCGGGCGATCAGCTCAGCCCGCTGCTCCAGGCCCAGCCGATTGTTCAGCCCCTGCGGATCGCGGGCCCCCTGCAGGGCCGTCCTGATCTCCCGCTCCAGCACGCGGGGCCCCTTCCCGCGGCCGATGCCATCGGTGACGATCCGGGCGATGTTGTCCCTGAAGCTCTCCACCTCCCCCCGGATGTAGGCGCTGGCGGTGTTGGCGGCGGCCTCCACGGCGGCCCTGCTGGCGCCTACGAACGTGCTCTGTGCCGTGGCGTCAGGGTTGGCGGTCTGCGCGAGCTGCTGCCCCAGGTCGCCGCCGAGGGTCACCGCTTCGGCGAAGTCCTCGCGGTAGCGGTTCTGCAGCCAGGCCAGCTCCCGATCCGACGCGAAGGCTTGAGCGAGCTCCAGGAGCTTGCGGAACTTGGCGGAGCCATCGGCGATCGAGTACGACCCTGGCCGGCGGGTCACGCCATCGGCGCTCTGCTGGTCAGGAAGGCTGGGGTCCACGAACTGCCCGTAGTACCGGCGCAGATCCCGCAGGGTGCGGGCCAGGGAGCGGCGCAGGGCCGCCTGCGTGTTGCTGACCGACCGATTGGCCAGGGTGTCCAGGGCGGCGGCGTAGTCGTCTGCGAGCTGGAGCTGTTGGTCGCCGATGGTGGCCATTTCAGTTCAGCGGCAACCCTTGGGCGTCCACGCCATCGCCTGCGAGGTCGTTCACCCCCGGCGCCGGCGGGTTCATCAGCTCCTGCTGCCGGGCATCCTCGGCGGCCAGCAGCTCGGCCTCTTTGTCGGCATCGGCGCCAGGCCGGAGCATGCCCCGCTTCTGGGCCAGGTGCGTGACGGTCTCGCGCAGGAGGAGGCCCTTGTCGTAAAGGTTGCCGGCGAGGGTGATCAGGGCATCGTCCACGGGCTTGTCGGTGACCCCTGGCAGTAGATCGATACCGGCGTCACGCTCGGGGAACTCCCCGGTGAACGCGCCCCAGATTTGGAACAGGCTCTCCCATGCGGAGCTTTTGGCCTCGGCCATGGCCGTGATGCTGGCCTGCAGTTGGGCGCTCTCCAGCTCGGCTTGCGTGGCGGTGCGCTCACCACCACCGGAGAACAGGAACGACAGGGTGCTGCGATCGATCAGCTTCTCGATCCCCTCCAGGTGCTGCAAATGCTTGTCCAGGCTGCTGCCGGTTGGCTCGGCGAAGCCCAGATCGCCCGTGCCATCCGGGAACTCCACCACGGAGTTGGGCCCCAGCATCAGCGGCAGCACCTCACCGTTGGGCCCGGTCATCCGGCGGCCCTTCACCACGGCCACCGGCAGGGCGCAGCGATGGAGCAGCTCCTTCAGGTCGGAGTATTCGCGGAACCAATCGAGGGTGAGGTTCGCCAGGCTCAGCAGCGGCAGCCCGCCCTGCCCAAAGCCGCTGCGAGCGGTGGGGCCGTACCAGACCACCGGGGGGCGCTCCAGCGGCTCGCCGCGGGGGCCCCGGAATGTGCCCTTCTGCGGGCGCCCGTCTTCATCGGTGGCCACCTCCAGGTTGAATCGGGCTGTGGCGCCCTTGCCGCTGTCACCCGTGATCTTTAGCAGCCGCCACTGGCCGCCCTGCATCACCCGGTAACGGGGCTCCATCTTGAGGCCGTAGTCCCCGTCTTCAACCTCGTGCCACTCCAAAACCGTGACCGCAATCGGCACGCGGCGGCCCCCAATCTTGGCGAGCCTCCAGTTGAGGACGTTGCGGCGCTCGGCCATGGAGAACGTGGGCCGGCGGCCCTGGGCTCGCTCGGCGGCGCGGCTATCGGCGGCGTCCGGCGGCATGTCGGCCATCAGTAGGCAGCCGCCATCACGGAGCGCAATGGCATCGGTTGATAAACCCCATGCCTTGAGGCTGTTGCCTTCGCCGTCCACGTCCCCCCGAGCGTCCAGGAGACCCCGCTGCACGCCGCGAAGCTCGTAGCGGCTGAGCACCCCAGCGAAGGCGGAGACACCATCACGGAAGAAGGATGGGTAGGAGCTGCGCTGCACGCGGGCCTTGTAGGCCGCCATGGGCTCGCCGGCCTCCTTCAGGAGGTGCCGCTTTTTCGCCTCACCCCGCAGCAAATCCCAGCAGTCAGCAACCAGATCAAGGTCGCCCAGCACCTCGCGCAGGCTGGGGTGATGGAACGAAGGCAGATCGCCCTTGGTCGTCGGATGGCTGATCTGCTGCTGCTGCACCGCTGCCTATGCCTTCTGGGAGCAGTTTTCCCGCTCTGGCTGGGGTCAGGGTTGGGGCGGGTGCAGGGGCAAGCGCTCGTCACCCGGCCCAATGCGGTACTCACACTCGAAAGCGATGATCGGCGGCGGCTCCATCCCTCGCCGGCCACCTGGAGCGGTTCGTCGCAGGCAGTCGTCGCACCCATCGCGCCAGTGCCATTCGCCATCCTCAAGGCTGCCGTCTCCAGGGCAGCGGCGAATGTGTGCCGGGAGGGTGGTCACGGCTGGCCCCCATCACGACAGGCATCGAACAACCCCAACTGCTCCGCCGCCTGCAGGATCTCCCGAGGCTCCGTGACGCGCCTGCGGGCCCCGTCCGTGGCGCCGGCCACGGGCACCATCAGGGACGGCGGCTCCCGCTCCTCGTGAGGCCTCAGGCGTTCCCCGCGGAGGATGCCCTCGGCATGCCGCAGGAACTGCCCATGGGGCATCCGGGCCAACTGCCGCCGGGGCATTATCTCCCAGGCCCGCTCCAGCATCAGCCGATCCGCCCACCGCAGGGCGGCATGGGCCTCGTCGGCGACCCGCAGGGCGTCATTCAACTCGTCGCAGGCCTCGATTTCATCCCATGGGTCGGGTTCGTAGTCGTGGCGGCCCTCGCGCTCAGCCTGATAGCTCTCGTGATCCAGGCTGCGGGTGGCGCCTTGGGCCTCCAGGATCTCCCCAACCTCTGCCGCCTCCAGCCCGGTGGCCTCCACCACGGCCGAGAGGGTGGCGCCATCGGCCACCATGCGCCGCACCACCGGGGCCTTGTCGCGCCAGCGATCGGGGAACTTCACGCCGCTGCTGTGGCCCTTGTCCCGCAGCCACTGGGCCATGGCGCCGCGGATGAAGGGCACCACGCAGGTTGAGAGCTTGTTGCCCGTGGAGGGGTCGTACCGGCGGCAGCCGTTTAGCAGCCCCCGGACCGCGACCATGTGCAGGTCGTCAAACGGCATCTGCGTTCGCCGCGCCAGCCGGTTGGCCATGGCCGTGGCGAGCTTCAGGTTGTCAATGGCCAACTGCTCGGACGTTGCCGTAGGCGGCGGAAAGCTCCCCAGCCGATCCAGATCAGGACACGGGCCGGCCTCGGCGCGATATTCGCTGTTGCTCAGGCGGCCGACCTTTTGGCGGGCCCGAGGTGTGGTAGCCATCACCGGCAAGATAGGCCCGCTTTCGCTGCCATTATCGCCCCATCCGCCACCCCCGTTCTTGGCGCCGCCTGGGGCCTTGGCCGGGTGGTCAGGCGCCATGGCCATAGCTGACGGTGCCAAAGCTGATGGGGCCGGAGCCGGAGAGGAAGATCAGGAGCTGACTCGTGCTGTCCACGATGTCATCGAAGGGTGCCGCGGGGAACTGCACAAGCTGATCCCGGACCTTGTTGCTCCAGGGGGCAGAGCGAGGCAGGAAGACTCTCCCGTTGTTGAACTCCACGCTGGCGGCATTGGCGCGGGATTCCTTGCCGCCCATGTCACCCACTCCGGCGGCCACCACCTCATAGCCGTGGGCGGCCTGCGTGAGGGTCTTGATCACCGCAGCGCCGTTGGCCTTTTTCTCGATCACCAACTGCCCAAACCTGTGCCGTAGGTGCATGGAGCGGATCATGCTCACGGTGGCCGGGAAGTCGAGGCGTTCATCCACCAAGTCCAAGAGCCAGGCACCTTGCGGGCTTTGGCCCCATAGCGTCATCGCCACCATGTCACTGCCGGCGGTGTCGTCAAAAGTGGCATCTACTGACAGGATCTTGCGGATGAAGCCTGCAGGCAGATCGGGATCGCCTGCCTGGCCTGGCCAAGCCGGGCAGCCGTAGAACCGCATCCGATCCAAGAAAAACACCGTGCCCTTGCCAGCGCTCGGGCGCTGCTGGTAGATCGATTCCCAGTCCCGGTCGGGGATGTTGGCCCGCTTGCGCTTGATCCACCGCTCGTTGAAGCGCTCAGGATCCAGCGCCTCCCCCGGCTGCCGGTTATCGGCCTCGCGGGTGACTGTGGCCGGCAAAGGCTTGATGTCGTTGGCCGGCACCGCCTCGATCGGGAGGCTGACCACGTGCCAGCGCTCGCAGTCGTCCTCCAGGCCCTCCTTCTCCAGCTCCAGGTTCTTGCTGAGCAGGTAGCCGATCAGGTCGGCCTCGTGCCAGCGCGTGTGAACCACCACCACGCTGTTGTTGGGCTCCTCACGGGTGGAGAGCACCGAATCCCACCAGTTGTGAACCTGCCGGCGGAACGCGGCGCTCTCGGCCTCTTCGCGGCCCTTGATCGGGTCATCAATGAACAACCAGTGGCCGGGCTTGCCGGTGCCCTTGCCGATGCCTGCGGTCCAGATCGAGCCGATCCCATCGGCCGTGGCCCACTCCTCCTTGCCGGCCTTGCTGGCGCTCAGTACGCCACCGCTGGTGGCGAAGTAATCGCGGGCGGCCTCGCTGAAGCCCACCGCCAGGTCTTGAGACTGGCAGCAGATACCGCCGGAGCGATCGGGGAACCGCCGCAGGCAGTAGCCCGGCAGGAATCGGCTGAAGATCGTGGATTTCCAGTGCCTGGGGGGCAGCTCTACCATCAGGCGCCTCAGGTCGCCATCGGCCACCCGCTGCGCCAGATCAATCAGCCGCAGGGTGTGGCGCGTGAAGGGAAACCGCGGGTAGGCGTCGGCGATGTACTCGCGAAAGCTCTTGGTGTAGGGCTCCACTGCCGCCGGGATGGCCCCCTCTGCCGCCCGTGCCGACTGCACCTCCTGCCAGGCGGGGAAGCCCCGGTAGGCGTGCGCGGCGCCGTGGTGGAGGAGGTTCAGGGGCATCAGGGGGTGATGGGCGGAGGGTTAGCTTCAGCGTGTTAACAGAATCAACGCGGCCCATGCCCCGCTGAAAACATGCCACGAATACGGCCACCACGGGGCTCTGTAATAGATGCGCCCGATCATGTTAATCCCATTCCAGGCCCCTAAAACAGCCATCGCCCAGAGGAGTGCTGTTGTCATTGTTTCGGTCATGGTTCAGCAGCTAGGGGGTGATAGTGTTGTGGCTCACTGAAGTCACCGTATAGGAGCCGTTGAGGTGTTCATTGGGGCCGTTAATTCCTATCACTGTGATGGTATCATCTGGTAGCACTTCCAGGACGCACCGGCACATCGGGTGCTTAGGTGGAGGTGGCGTGTTCGCCCTGATCGTCAGCGGCGCGGGCCAGAAGCCGTGGCGCCAGAACTCAGCCGGAAGGTCCCAGCGCTGCTGGCGGCCCCTGGCCATTCGCAAGATTGCGCCCACGATGCGGCTCTTGCCGTGGCGGATCACCTCCCCCGTCTCTGGGTTGCAGGCCACCACGCCGCTGATCCTGCGGCCCGTGCGGTCGTAGACAGTGGCGCCGTTGGGGTACTGCTGGCGGAAGGCGGGGGTGTTGGCGTCAAGCATGGTCGGTCATCGGTGGTGGTGGTGATAAAGGGGCAGAGCATTAAGTATCAGTATGATCAAACTCTCGCCAATGCCATCCCTGCCGCCTGCCCCTGATATTTCCCATCCCCATAGGGCCGATCACAGGGCACCCCTTCGTAAAACAGGGCCTGACAGATGCCCTCATTGGCGTAGATGCGGCAGTCGGCGCCGCTGCTGTTGCTCATCTCTAAGGTCAGGTATCCCTCCCAGCCAGCTTCACCGGGGGTGAGGTTGACGATGACGCCACAGCGGGCGTAGGTGCTTTTGCCGATGAATTGCGCGGTGACGTTGGGCGGAAGTTTGAGGCGCTCGATCACTACCCCTAGAGCATAAGTGTGAGCGGGGAGGATGAAATAGGATCCGTCTCGATCGTGGTGCAGCTCTGCCGGAACCAGGCAGCGATCATCGAACCGTTTGGGGTTGACAATCAGGCCAGGGACGTGGCAAAAGATCCTAAATTCATTAGGCGAAAGGGTGAGGTCATACCCGTAGGAGCTGGTGCCGTAGCTGATTGCTGGGCGCTGGAAGGTGCTGTAGCGATTGGTTTCGGGCACATCCAGTTCTTGCTCCGCAACTGAGCGCACCTTCCCCGGCTTAAATGGGCTGATCATGCCCGCCCTCATGGCAAGGGCCCTGATCCGCCAGTCAGGGATGGGGCCGGCGGGGGCAAGGCTGTGCGTGGTCATGGCCGGCGAAGGTAGAGGGGCTTGCGGTTGCGGTTGATGCGGCCACGGGCAGCAGCCAGGCGCTGGCGCGGGGTGGCCTCGGCGCTGCCTTGGAGCTGCAGGAGCTGCTGGAACGCCTTGGCGGCCAGGGCTGTGGGGATCGTGAGCGGAAGCCGGGGGCTCCATTCACCGCCCACCAAGGAGGCGTCAGCTTCCACGGCCACCACGGGCGTGCCGTCGGGCTCGGCCTGCAGCAACCGAAATCGAGCGCGCAGAGGATCGACCCACAGGAACACTCCCCATCGGCTGCTGGAGGGCTGGCGCAGGGGCGGGTCAGTGATGATCAGATCAGGGCCGTTGCGGGCGATGGTGGCGGTCATAGAGCTTCGGGGTCGTGGGGGCTGTGGCAATCGTGACAGGGATTATGGGTTTCGCCCCCTAGACGAAATCCGTTCGCTCCAGTCCTGCTCCAGCAGCCAATCGACAACCTCAGGCGGCGGAAGGTGCGGGTCGCGGGGGGTGGTGTCCATGGGTTCAGTGTGGTGTGATGCGGGAGCGGAAGTCATGGCAGCAAAAAGAGATACAGAATTATCAGCCAAATCACAAGTGATTCAACTGCTGCGATATTGATATTCTTGCGATATCGCGCCTTGAGCGCTTCCACCTCTTTGGCGAGACTTTCAAGGGTGACTGGAGGCTTGTCCATGGGTTCGGTGGGCTGCTCCAGTAATTCCAGTTCCTTAGCGCATAGCCCCATTAGGTGCTGCTGCTGCCTAAGAAAAGTGGCGGCCAGCCGCGCATCAGCGCACAGCCTTTGATGGTTGGATGGGCTTTCGAGTCGCAAGGCCAGATCCTTTATGTCCGGCGCACATTCAGCTGGGCGCGGGTCGCGTGGTGGGGTGGTGTTCATGGGTTCGGTGGGTTGGTGAGTGTTCATCGGAAGCCGGGGATGGGTGACCGCCGCCGGGGTGGTGCCAGCGCAGAAGTGGCCGGCACCCTGCCATTGATCGCCGCGCTGGCGGATGTAGGGGGGGGTCGGGGAGGCGTTCAGCCATTGGATCCCTCCAGCTCGGCGGCGAGGGCGAGGATTTCGGCGCGGATGGCGTGGGTCTCGGATCGGGCGATTGGGTGCATAAGACCGAGCTGCTCCGGCACCACCTGATCTGCAACGGCGCGGAGGGCGGCGGCGATCGGAATGGCGTCCCTGAGATCTTGAATGTCGGCGGCATCCAGCACCGCCTGCGCGGCCATGCTCAGGGGGCTGGGTTGAGCTGCCGAGGGATCTTCGGCAGCCGGGGGTGCTTTCCACGGCAGCCCTGACTGCGGCGCCGGGATCGGGCGCCAGGGGCCTTCACGGTCGTCGGCGCCGTACCAGGAGCCATCCTCGTGCTGGCAGATGTAGCGGGCGAAGTCGGGGAGGCATTCAGACATTGGATTCCTCAAGGGGTGAAGTGAGGGTGTTCATCGGGTGTAAGTGCAGGACGCCCAGTAGCCGGGGAGAGATCCAGATCGAGCTGGAATCCATATCCGGCGCGGCAACTGAATCGGGGTTGACGCCGGGGTAGGTTGGTAGATGAATGTGGCGGTCAGCACCTTCTGCGCAGCGGGGAAAAGTGGGGTGGTCATAACGGTTTGGCCTGTTTTTTGATGATCTGGAAAATGCGCCTGCGGGCCTTGTCTGACTCGGCTTCGGTGAGGATGCAACGGACACGAAGGCGGGTCACTTCATCGACATCACGCTGTAGGTGGGCACGCTGCAAGGGGTCCATGTCAAGCTTCAGTCCTTGCTCTCTGAGTTGTTCGTCAATCGATGGGGAGAGGGCTCCAAAGCTGACGCACACACTTATCAGGCCGCCGAGCCTGATTGTGCGCGGGCTCATCCTTCCACCTCTCCGGCATGGGGCAGCGGGATGGCGCTGGCGGGGCGCCAGTGGGTGTGGTAAGGCTGCATGTGGCCCCTCCAGATCAGAGTCCAATTCGGGAATGGCGTGGCCGACCGTGGCATGAAGGCCCAACACCTCCCCTCCGCATCGCAATCCCCTCCCTCCGACTCGGGGCGCGAGTCCGGTAGCCTCTCACTCACCGCCACCGGCACCACCGCCGGGGCGGGTGCGGCTTGCTGCTCTACAAGGCGGTCCAGCTCCGCCCCGGCCAGCTTCAGAAGGTGCTGCTGCTGCTCCAGCAGGGTGGCAGCGCGTTCGCGTTCCTCCAACAATGGAATGGAATGCAGGTCCCGCAGTCGCCTGACCAACTCCGCCACCTCCCCCACCTCCGGCGCTGGCGGGGTGGCGGGGCGGCCCCAGCGGGCGAGGGCTCGCAACACGATTCCTGACAGCTCATCCCTTGATGCACCGTGCCAAAGGGGCAGGCTGTTGATCCATTCGGCAACATCTCGCTCACTCGGCACCTCCCCCGCCGGCTCAGCCGGCTCAGCC